AAGATAAAAAGGCTTGTCTCCCGACAAGCCTATTTATAATACAAAAACATTATGACATTGCCCAGACATAGGTAACTCATTGATGTTCAGTATTATAGCTCTCAGTTTCGATAACTTTAAGGCTTGGGGTACTAGGTGCAAAGTTAATAAACATTTGGGACACCTCCAAATTATTAGGAATAAAAAAAGTAGCCTAACTTCTCAGTCAAGCTACTCTAGTGTGTTTTGTTATAAAATGAAAGTAAAACTTTATTACCTAGTTCAATAAGCCTAGATTCTTTAGTGCCTCTATTGCTAGGTCTTTGGTGTCTGGATTAGTTAGGGTTTCTTTCAAGCCGTCTATGAACTTAAGACTATCTTCCCTCTTCTTCTCAGCTACTACTTCAACTTTCAAGCCCTTTAAGTTCTTTAGCAGTTCCTCATACATTTCTACCTGTTCCTCTACCTTCTTAACAAGTCCCCCCAGCTCTAAAGGTCTTTCATCTGTCACCTCTGCTAGGTATGTTCCAAAATACTTGTTGCGTTCCTGCCTAGTGGTCTTGAAAAGGTCTGCCACTGTCTGGAAATCTTTAGTCTCATTTTTCCTTCTTAATACTATCATGTTTATTGTCGCTGTTTATAGTGTGCCACCACTTCCAAATTAATACTTTTTTTGTTTTGTGTTTGCAAAGTTAGTACGTCTTAGGTGGTCTTGCAAGTATTACTAAGATTCTGAATGTACACTATACAAAATACCTTCTATTAGTGTCCCTAGCTTGTCTGTATCGTCTTCTTCTAATAGGTCTAGATTGCTTTTTAGTGTCCTTCTATCCCCTGTCTCCTTGAATGTCTCAGCCCACTTACTTTGTTCTAGGCTTGCAGGGTGTTTGGTTGGGTTAAATCTATATCCTGCCGTGTTCAGTACTTCATAGGCAACAGTATAATAATGTCTGCTGCTCTTTCCAAGCCTCCTCAGTTCAGCCTGTATATCTTCATTCATACTACCCTGTCTAATCTGTTCCTGTAGCTGTTCTGTTAGGGTAGTTAGTTTCTTAGCCCTGTCTTTTACCTCTATACCTAATTCTTTCAGTGCAGCTATTACCTTCTTTCTATCTTTCATACCTACCTCTATTTCTATTGTTCCACCGTCCAATGTAAAGTAGTTAGTCTTCTGTAGGGTAAAGTTAATAGCACTGTCGATTAGTTCCTTAGTTGATGGGTAGTTATAATCTAAGCTAGGATATTTCATACTAGCCCACCTCTTCTTAATCTGTTCCCTGCTAAGTCTATATTCAAGCCCTAACCCCTGTAGTACCTCTTTAGCCTGTTCTACCTTACTTGTTTCTATTTTCATCACCAAGTCCTCACCAGCCTTAACAATTAGGTCATTAATCCACTGGCTAATATTTCTAGGGTTAACTGTATCTAAGACCTTAACCGCCTCAGTATCTAAGTTAACACTATATTTCTTAGTAGGGCTTGTTCGTCTCATCATTTCTACATCATCCCTACCTGCAATGATTCTATACACTGTCTGTTCACTACCTACCCCTGTCAGTGCTAGTATCTCTTTTATACTGTACTTCTTACTTCTATACAGTCTAACTACCTCTTCCTGCTGCTCACTACTTAATCTTGCCATACCTTTAGAATATTAAAAGCCCAACCTACTAAAAGACTGGGCTATGTTTTACTTACTTAACAGGCTCACTATAAACCTCTTCCCTTGTTTCACTATCTACTATGCTAACTGTACCCCCTTTATAGTCTCCGAAATAACTATAACTTGTACCGTTATAGGCCTTAATGTAATCTAAGCAGTATTCATAGCTCTCACTAAAACCTTTACAGCTACTATCTAGTGAATCATTAAACACTACATCAAATTTCTTAGTCTGTTTCATATTGCTAATGTTTTTAATTATTACACTGCAAAGATAGGTAGAATATTTCAACTATCAAAATAAAATAATATCGGATTGTACTAAAAAGAGTTAAAAAAAGATAGTCCGTGATACCCTTTATTAGATACCACGGACTGCAAAGACCTATTCTACTTCCTCTTTCTTATCCTTATCTTCTTCCTGTTCTTTCAGCTTTTTTACTATAGCTTTGTTTGTACTGATTTCGTATGTCTTGAATTTATCTCCTAAGTACTTTACAATTCCAAATGTAGTTCCGGCAAATGTGACACCTAGTGAAATAAAGCCTAAGATTGAATTTTCTATGAGGTGTAAGATAAAGAAACTAAAATAAGCTAGTACTATACCACTTAGCACCATTATACAGGCAATCAGATAAGAAATTAAGTCTTTATGTGTTTGTTCAAATTTCATAGTAGTTTAGTATTTGTTAGTAGTTAGTTGAATCTACATATAAGTTCCAATTCTGACCGTCATACAAGACTTTAATAATACCTACCCAGTTAACAGTGAATAATACAGACTTTACTACTTCTACATTGCCTTGATTATATTTTACTATACTAACATTCTTACGTGGGTCTTCATCTACACTTATCACTAGTCTACCACTACTTCGCTTAAATATTAAGTACTCCTGCCCTGCTTGTAAGTTCTCGGCTGTCTGGTGATACTTATTTATATACTTTACACGTTCTGCACTTGTTGGGTTATGACTTAACATACCCCTAGTTAGTAGGTCATTATCTGGTAGTTGTAGGTTAGTCCCTTGGTTTCCTAGTACTTGGTTTTCTAGGTCACTTGCACCCGTTACTATTACATTCTTAACATAAGTATCTAGGGTATAGTTTCCGCCTTTATACCGCCTAGTTAAAGCCCTAAGTCCATACACTGCACCGTCTGTTATAGATATAGCTGCCTCTAAGTTATTACTAACGCTACTAATACTAACCGCCTCTTCACTATTACTAACTATGTTAATGTTTGTGTCTCTGCTATAAGGTGATATACTAACAGACTGAAATATACCTTCTTTTAGTACAGTCTCATCAACCCTAGTAGTAAGTCCGTGGGAATGTATCTTTGTTTCTACTGTTTCATTTTCCACATCCTTAACAGTACCACGATAATAAAAGCCGTCATCACTAACACTAAACAGGCCTCCTTGACTTTCAATATAGCGGGTCTTAATCTTTCCATTCTCAAACAGGGCCGTCTCAGAATTACCGTTCTTAATCTTTACTTTTTTTGCATCTAGAATTATATCACCATTTCTAACCTTAGCCTCTATCTTATCTGCACTTTGTTTTAGGTAGGACTCAGTACTGTTAATCCTTACTACTTTCAAACCAGTTAAGGCAATACTCCAATCTCTAGTAGTGTCCTGTCCTGCTTGGTGTGCGCTTTCAAAATAGATACGAAGATAGTTATCCTTTACATCTACTACCCTGCTTACCTCACTACCGCTAATAATGTGTGCAGGCTGAGAATAATCTATAGGGGTTTGTGTTCCTGCCTTATTATCAATCTCCACAAATAACCTTACATCTGCTGCACTGAGGTAGGGTGTGAATCTAACTAAATACTGACCGTTTGGAATTGCGCTACTATTACTATCGAACAAGACGGTATAATCTATGTCCTGTAATTGTCCCCCTGCCTTGCTAATATTGTAAGACATAGTTAGGGTGTCTGTGCTGTGGTTGTAGGATATACTTTGGGCTGGGTGGTGGTCATTGGGAAAGTTCTGTACAAAATCAAATCCTACCCTGTTCCTGCTATAGTAATTATAGATGTCACTGCTACTAGGACTCCAACCTGTCGCTATATTTCCTTCCTCTAGCTTAATATCCCAGAACTTAACACTTTCATACACTACACCGTTACTATAAGAATTTAACCTTAGTGTGTAGTGGTCGGTGGTAGGGCAGGTAAAGGTCCACACGCAATCACTCTCTGCATTCTCACTAGTAAAAAGTAGGTTATCAGATTTACCACATAACCACACTGTAAAAGACTTATCTCCCTGTCTCTCATGTCCCCTAGCTAAGACACCATCACTCTTTAACTGTAGCGTGTATTTCTTACCTGCCTCTAATAATTCACTAGTAACACCTCTATAGTAGATATATCCGTCTTTGTCTTTGCTAGTGTGTAACAATGGGGTAGGTTGTCTAAAATCTATAACACCATTTAATAAGTTCTGACCTCCTACACTAAAATCCCTAACCGTCTCTTCAACCCTGCTAATCTTACTTTCTGTTTCGCTAGCTGTCTGTCTGAGTGTGTTAATGTCTCGTGTTGTGGTAATCTTAAGGTTATCTAGTTCTGTCCTTGTCCCTGCTACAGTCTGCTCTATACTACCTGCTTTCTGTGTGAGACTACTAATACTTGACTCAGCCCTTCCCAGCTTTCCTGTTACGGTGTCTAGGTTGGTCTTATTATTCTGTACCTGTGTTTTGATAGTATCTGCCGTCTGTGTTAGTTGTGTTACCTTATTCTCAACAGTTCCTACCCTACCTGTTACATTATTAATACTCTGCTTTGTGTCTTGTACCTGTGCCTTGATTTGGTCTGTAACACTAAAAACGGTACTAGGTAGGACGGTAACAGGGATAGTATAAGAGTCTACCAGCTTATCGCCACTTAGCAAGTTAAAGGTAAAGGTTGTCTGTCCTGTGTATGGTAGTGTCTGTGAGTGCTTAAACCTGCCTTCCCTGTTAATTGCAATCAGTCCACCATAATACTGTATCTTATTAGCTGGTGTATTATCTGAACTTACACTACTTGCACTACTACCTACTACCTCTATCAGTCCTAAATCTATATTCAAGTTAAGCCTGTTATTAGTATCTACCACTGCAACACTACCGCCCCTGTCATAGAGTTTATAGTATGGTGTTGGGTCTAAGTCTCTACCGTCCTGTCCCCTTGCTACTACTTGGGTGTTAGTATTGCCTATCCACCAAACATTATCTACAATTCTAGGGGTAACACCTACATCACCTTTCTGTCCTTGGTCTCCTTTATCTCCCTTCTCACCTTTCTCACCCTTACTACCTTGTGCAGGGATTCTAGTATCAGTACCTCCAACCCACCAAGTACCGTTCTTAATTTGTGGTGTAGTGCCGTCTCTACCGTCTTGCCCCCTTGCTGGTATCTTACTGTCTTTATAAGTGTTGCTAGCCTTATCCCATATCATCCAAGTTCCACCAGATCCGATATAAGGTGTACCGCTAGCAGTTAGTTTAATTCTGTCTGCTATGTAGGATTCAAGTGTCACCCCATTGTCTACCCTAAATTCACCGCTAAATATATTCTTACCTACACTGATTACATTTAGCCTATGTGTCTCTAGGTTGTAGTCATTGATTCCTTGGTACTGTACAATACTAGGGGCTACAACGGTCTTATCTAAGTAGCCTGTATTATATGCACTAATTATTATAGCTGCCTGTCTTGTGGTATCAGTCCTATTACCCAACTGCACAATATTATCCCCCTTCAATGGTTCACTCACACTAGCAGGGTCTTTATCTGTCTTGCTTAGGGTAATATAATTCCAACCGTCACTACTACCTGCCTCTGTACATAACCTCCAATAATACCTAGATTGTCCTGTATTGAAAGTCTGACATACTACAAAGTCACCTGCATTAAATGTCTGTGTAGTAGTAGTTTGGTTGTCTGTATTTTTCCACCAGCACTTATAATCACCGCTTGCTAGTACTTCTACCTTTTCAATGACACCACTAGCAGGGGTAACTATAATCTGTCCTTGTGTTGCTTTTATCTCATCTATACTGAGGCTGAAAAAATGTGCTGCTTTGTTGACTGTCAGATTATCTACTACTATATCCTTACCTGTTAATCTCTCAGTCTCTACCCCCTTAGCTGTCAACTGTTGGGTATTGTGTGTTTGAGTGGATAGGTCGGTTATAGTTCCAGTATCACTGTTTAGGTTTGTGGTGGTTAGTGATTGACTTGTATGTGAGGTAGTAGTTAGGTTAGTAATGGTAGAATCTGTTGCGCTTATACTTCCTCCTGTGATAGTTGTGTATCTTAGTTCCTGTCCTGTCACGCTATCTATCTTACCAGTTTGCGTATTGATACCTTTTGCACTAACATTACCGTCACTTTCGATATTACCAACTCCTACTAGGTCTCCGCTTATGTCGTGTCTTCCATCATATAACTGTCCCCAAAGTAAGTGAGGCTCTAAGGTACTATTCTGACTGCCACCTATACCACCACCTGCACCACTTCCACCACTGCCTACACTTTCCTTTTTCTTTGCATAACTTACTACATCTATCATATCTCTAATAATGTTATCCTCGCTGTTTTATTTCTTATGTCCCTACTAACTGACTGTACTAGGAACTTCTTACCTAGGGTCTTAGATTGATAGGTACTTGTAAAATCTATCCCTGTGTCATTCATTGTTACCTCTACCTTAAGTCTAGGCCTTGACATGAAACTATAATACTGACTAACGTAATGTTCCTCTGCCTTACCTGTCTCATCAAGCACCTTATTATATATACTCCTCACTGGTAGACTTGTAGATGTATTAAAGACACTGTTTAGGTAGACTTCATTCTTTATACCTTTCTCTACTGCCTCACTACTGCTAAGCTGGGTGATAAACTTAAACTCTGTCCCATCATGCTTATTTATATACTTAGTCTGTGCTGCACTTGAGTAGATTAGGTCATTATCCTCAAAGGTTTCTAGTTTACCATTATCACTCACTATATTACAAGCAAAGTTTTTAATAATGATATTCTCAGTGTGTGCTAAGATATACCTACTATTACTTGTCCACCTAGTAGACCTAAACCATGTTGGATGTCGTCTTACTATCTTATCCCATACTATCTGAATAGGTGCAAGTATCTTAAAACTAACACGGCCACTTAATCGGTCACTCTGCTTAATTGGTATTGCAGTCCCTTCCTTGCCGTCTAAGTTCATAGTATATTCTATTGTATTTTGTAGACTGTGTTCCTGTCCTATTATGTAATCTCCGATTTTAGGGTTAATACCTAAACTAAAGGTAGTCTTATATTTTGTAGTTCCGTCATCGTCCTTATAGGTTAGGTCTGGTCTTGCCTTAATCTCATCCATCGTTAACCATTCAAACTTACTATTACCGTACACATCTAAGACCGTTTCTACGCAGTACTTATCACCTATCTTAAGTTCACATTCAAGTATAGGTAGCTTACTAAATTTATCTGTACTATCACCTGTGCTTAAATCACCTATTGGAGTATTTACAGTTAATACCCTACTGTACTCATACTTTAATCCCTGTGCTGCCTTATCCTTAGTCCACGGTTGAAAATAACTACCTGTACTATTATATAATGGTTTATCAGTATTGAGTCTTGCGCTATAATGTTTCCTTGTGTAATACCGTCCTTCCTCGTTACCGTCTGACTTCACTAGGTTACTGTCTAATCTACGAAGGTCAAATACATTATCTCTTTTAGGTGGGTCATAAAATGGGACTATAGCGGTGTACTCCTTACCCTGTGTCTTTCTAGCACCATGTTTTAGGATTAGGTCATAACTAGATACCCTACTAGCCCTGCCTACACTACTTTCATATAAGATAGGCTGCATTAACAAGCTACCACTAAATACTAGGTAATTGGTTGTTTCACTGTCTGGGGGGCTAAATACACCACCTGACTTATTACCTACATATTCAATCAGTGGGGAACAGTCTCTAAGGTCATTGTCGCTAGGTTTGTGTCCTTCTACTGTGTCATTCTCATTACCACCTATACTTATTACTAAGTAGTTATCAGTGTCTATTTTACTCGTTGGGGAATTATCTGTAGCTTTGGCCTTTCTCTCTACACTACCAAGTCTAAGCAGTGCAGGGGTTAGTGGGTGGTCTCTTAGGTATTGTGCCACTTTATGCTGATTAATACCTGTTCCGTTCTCATCAACCTCTAACATATCTTCACTCTTACGTAACTTCCATGTCGGGTTATACATTGACCTCATATACCAATCTGTTTCTGTTAACGCATCGTATGTAGTTGGTTGTCCCTTTACACTTGCATTAAAAGCCTCGTTCGCACTCTTACCACTACCAAGACTACTAATTTCAGTGAGTATTAGCTGCTGTCCTTTGTATTGTGACTTTAGACTATCCTCACTTAGTGGACTTTCAATTATAGTATCTTGTCCTTCGAGGCTACAGGATAATTGGAACTGATTTACTACTTCACTTGTACTTAGGCTTGTATCACTTCCTGCATAGTGTGAAGGGTTGATTATAATAGATTGTGGCTGCTTACTTACTACATCACCTGTCTGTAAGTCTAACCAGCTTATAGGATTACCCTGTACTAGTGTGTCCCAATCATAGATATAAAAGTCTAACCCTTCCTGTCTGATATGAAGGTTAAGATACTGCATTACTTCTTTTAGTAGGTCTTCATTCGTCCAAGTGCTATCCTCGTCCTTACCAATTATGAACAACTCACTAATACTTAGCTCTTCAAATACAGTACCTTCCTTTCCCTTTGCCGTACCCTTAGACTGGTCATATAGTAGCCTTGGTTTTTGGTTGTTGTTTAGGTTTAGTCCCCTTGTATCAAATATCCTACCCAAGACCTCCATAAAACTAGTACTACCTGCCTCCTGTACTGCTTGTCTATAGTTTAGGGGTACTATATTTTTGTAACTAGTATATTGAAGGGTGCTAAGAAAGTCTGTACAGTTAAGGGTAAATTCATCAGTCTGACTATTAAATGGTTGGCTAAATGTTGCTGGCTCTACATAACCTGCAAACACACACTCACTACCCTTCCAAATGTTTACTACTATGTCTCTAGCTGTGCCTGTAAATAGTAGGTCGCCTAGATAATCTGAAACAACTAAGTTAATAGTAGCTGATTTTCTTATTACGTGTTCTGTTATGTCTTCTATACTTTCTTCAATATGTACAGGGTCAGCAGCAAAGTATACACCGTCCTTACCTATCTCCTTAACTTCCCCACTACCACCACTTTTAATTTGGACGGTTAGTAGTTCATCCGATAAGTCCCTAAATTCACCTCTTAATATCATAGTACTCTCCTTCCTGTTTTACTCTGAACCTTGCTGTAATTACTTAAGGCTAAATACAAATCGCTACCTTTCACCCTTACACTACTTACACCTACACCACCTCCTAGACCTGCTGTATTATTGTCTAAGATTCTAAATAGGTTTCCTTGTTGTGTCTTGGTTAGTATCATTTCACCACTATTTACACGTGCTAGGTTATGGTCTCCTACTGTCTTGCTACCTTGGAATATACCACCCTGTGAGAATGATTGTAACTGTGAAATAGTCGAAATCATCACGGCTGTACCAGCTGCAATCGCTGCGACCCAACCGATTACGCCCAGTTTAGAATCTTGTGCGCTGGCTTGTGCAAAACCTAAGATTATCTGACCTATTGCCTGTAAGACTAAACCTGCCTTGGCTGCTGCACTGTCTTGTCCTAGTTGTTGTAAGGCACTAGACATAAATACCATACTAGCACCGATTTTCTCACCATCACTAGCCATAGAAGACCCTAGTATCTGTTGTAAGGCTTTCGCATCCTCTATCATCCTAGTAAAACCACTATCTTGAAAATTACTTAGATTATCTTGTACTGTCTTGAGTTCTTTCATTGACTTAACAGACTCCTCTAAGTTCTTATTAAGTTCTTCTAAGGCTGAAAAATCTAAGCCATCTAGTTTCAGTGTTCTACCTAGTTCCTGTCCTAACTGTCTAGCCTTGTCGATTAGTGGGTTTAGTAGCTTATCACTTGCCTCTTTTTCATCCTTCTCTCGTTGGTCTAGTAGTTTAGTATATTCTAGGTTATACTTTTCCAGTAAGCTATTAATTGCAGCCTGTCTTTCTTCCTCTATCTGTATGAGTAGTTCCTTATTACCGTGTGCTTTCACTGCTAGGGTGTCATACTTCTTATTTACCGCTGCTACCTCACTAGTATAATCTGCCTGTCTAAACTGTTCAATTTTAGTATAGTAGTCTTCAATTAGTTTATATTGATTGTCTAGTGCGCTACTGTTTATGGTGTTGTTGGTCTTATCTTGATTGTATGTATAGGTAACTGTTTCCTCCTGTGTCTTACGTGCGTTCTTAGTAGTAGTAGTATGGTCGGTCTCAATGGTCTGCTTAACACTAGCTTGGTCATCTGCTATCTTTTCTGCTTTTCGCTTTGCCTCTTCTGCTGCCCTCTGTGCCTTGGCTGCTGCTGCCTTCCTAGCTGCCTCTGCTTTTCGTGCTGCTTGTTCCTTGGCTCTCTGTGCTGCTTGGCTTGCTTTCTTGCTTTGTTGGGCTGTCTCTTCGTTCTTTCGTCTGATTGCTGCATTTAGCTTATTAACCTCCTGCCTGTACTCTTCACTATCTTTCTTTAGGTGCTTAAGTTTTTCCCTACTTAGCTTAATCTCCCTGTCTACTGATTGGCCATAGATAGCTGTTTCTCTATCGTAATCATCTGTTAACTTCTTAATAGCTGCTTTACTATCTCTATCCTTTGCCTCTTCTGCCTGCTTATTTTTCTCCTTATTAGCTGCATAATTATAGTTACCTATTACATCGTGGCCACCTTTGAAAGCAGATATAGCGTTACTTGCAATTTTATCCCAATCTCCGTTTATTGCGTCCCGAACCATACCAACAAACATCTTAAGTGGCCAGATCATGTGTTCCCAAATTGCATTACCTACACCTACTGCAACTACCTTAAATTTATTCCATGCTTGCGCTAACTTACTACTAGCACCTTCTGCCGTCTTAAAGGAGTCTGTTATGTCCTCGAATTTCTGATACAGTGCAGCTACAAGTGAAATCAGTATTCCAATTCCAATTGCAGATAGGGCAACCCTAAGGGCTTTACTTGCTACTGTTGCTGCCCCTTGTGCTACTGTTAGTCCTCCTGTTGCTACTGTTGCTCCTTCTGTGGCTACGGTATTTGCTGCTGTGGCTGTGGTAGTTTCAGTTGTCGCTACAGCATTTGCCTGTTTAACTGTCGTATTAGCTGTAAGTGCTGTCGTACCTGCTACCTGTGTAGTTGTATTAGTAGCCTGTGCAGTAGTATTAGCTGAGACTGTAGTAGTTAGGTTTGATTGTTCTATACCTACTAGCCTTAAAAGTGCATGGTAAGCCCTATATGTACCGCTTGACTGGTCCATGAAGGTATTTTGTAGCTGTGTAATACCATTCAACACACTCATAGCACCAGCAAGTTTAGTGAGTGTTTGCTGTGCCCCCTCTGACTCAACCCCAAACATAGCCATAGCACCAGCACCTACTTGAAAAGCACCTACTACACTACCTGCTACATCAGTTATACCTGCTAGGCCTCGTACATCATTAGCAAAATCACCTACCACTGCCTTAGCATCACCCATAGCGTCCTTGATACTACCTGCCCTTGCTGCTAGTTGTTGGAATTTCTCACTAGCAGGGTCTACACCATTGAGCAGCATATTAGCTAACTCGCCTTGGATTGCTTTTAGTTCCCTTTTGATATTACCGCTACCCTGCTTAAATACAGTCTCAGTATTACCTACTTCACTTTTTACTTTATCAATAATGGACTTAAACTGTTTATCATCAAGTCTTATTTTGGTTACTAAATCTTGTGCCATATTCCTTCGCTTTCTGTTTAAGTCTTTCTATGTCCTCCTTGGTTGGTAGTGGGTCTTTATCACCTGTACTACCTTCTAAGTTGTCCCATGGTAAGGGCATAAATTTCCGTGGGTTATTTTCTTTAGTGCCACCCATTACCTTGGCAGATGTATATATAGTCTGTCTTCCTATTTCCCAGTCATCCTGTTTAGCCCTGTACAGATTCTTAACTAGTACGTGTAATTCTAACATACTCATCCTGTCTAGTACATACTCGGGGTCTAGGTTGCCTTGGTAGACTAAGATACTAAATACATCTGCCATTAGGAGTTTCCCCCTTGTTCCCCCTTCTTCTCATCCTTACCCTTAAACTCTGCTTGTCTAGATAATTCCCTTTTCATGAAATCTGTATAGACTGTAAAGATACTAGGGTCTTCATCTAGGCTGTCTAAGAGTTTATCAAATGTAAGGTCAGTGTCTTTGTTACCTGCTAAGATACAACAATACAGAAAAAGGTACTGGTCTGAAAGTGTATCTAGGCTAAATAGTTTACTAGCTGCTGCCTCAAATAACATCATAGCACGTACTGAGTAGACTAGCTTATATTCCTTGTTGTTAATTGTTACTGTATTCATGATTAAAAAATTATTGGGCTACCTACTACACCCTTGTTAAGTTTGGATATAATAGGTATAGCCCTGTTTCATTATTATTTCTTTTATGCTGTTGCCACCTTCTTAAGCGCACCGACACCTGTAAAAGTAGCAGAAAATGTAGCGTTATCCTCATTTGGAGCACTGCATTCTAAGGAGGTAATTAATACCTTGCCTGTATATGTGCCAGTTGTAGATGGGACCCAACCGCCTTTAGTTACCTCATCTGCCTTAGTCTTATAGTTCTTCTCAAGCGCAAATACTGCATCTATAGGGGTCTGAGCTGTCATAATATCAAAGAGTTGTTCAAAGCCTACACCTTCACCATCATTTGACATTAGATTTTCTGTTGACATTTCCCAGCTAATTTTGCCTGCCTGTGCTGATACCCACTTACCGCCACTGTCCTTAGATGTAGTTTCTGTAGTATCTTGGCTAATAGAAAGACTGTGACTAGTTGCAAAAGCGATAGACTTTCCATTAATAAAAAGCATTAGGTCACGTCCTTTGGTTACACTTGCCATATTTATTTATTTTTTATATTTACTGTTATACTAAGTAGCTGTAGGAATGTATCTTCCCTGTATTCCTCGCTAGTGTCCTGTAGTTCTAGGTCTGTTATTTCAAGTCCCCCTATAGTTCTACCTTGGCTTGCTAGTAAGACATCTATTACCTTACTGCATATACCTAGCCCCTGTCTATAATCACTACTTGCTACAATTAATGACATCCTAACCTGTGTATCATAGACTAGCTTATCTTTATTAGTGCTAGGTGTTAGTCCGTCCCTTCGATAAACAATGAAAGGGAAACTCGTACCTTTATCACTGACTAGAGGAAAAATTTTACATCCTACTTGCCTACTTAATTCCTCGTCTTGTAGTAGGATAGATTTTACAACCCTACCTAATTCTAAACTCTCCATTACTTCTTATTCCATATCTTATCAATAGACTCAGAAAATAACCTACCCATAGAGTCCTCAACTTCTGACATCTTAGCCTGTACAGTGGGTTGGAAAAAACTATGTCGCTTATGAACACCTCTACTAGCACCTGCCTTAGTACGTCTCAATTGTGTACCAAGTTCCCAAAATTTTAAGCGAAAATCAGCCATGATATGCACCTTAGCTGTATCACTATCCCTACTTGGCTTACTATACTTGATACCAGACTCTAGCGTTTTGCCATTCCACCAGTTAGGACGATTATAGCCCTTGGTTACTGTTCTGAGACTCTGCCTAGCTGCCTTAACTAATATATCACTACCCTTTTTTAGTGCAGTGTTTTTAGCTTTGGTTTGTTCACGTCCTGTTAGTTCTGTGAATTTCTTAACCAGCTCTTCCGCCCCTGTTAGTTCTAAGTTGTCGTTATTCATTGATTAGCTCTGTTTCTATTACCTTCTTTTGTTGGGCTGGTACTGGAATGACACTTAAGACCCTGTACTTCTTATCCTTGTACATTATATAGTCTGTGTGTTCCTGTATATTAACGTACTGCCAAACTTCAAAAGTAACTTGATAGGTATAGACTATTTCATCGTTTACTACCTCTCTAGCCCCTGTCTTATAACCTACATTAGCTCTAGTAGTCGTTAATAGGCGGTGGTGATTAGTAGTACCTCCGAAATCGTCTTGTATTATTTCAGTCCGATAAATTGCTATGGTGTCTCTTAGTAGTCCTGTTCTCATTGCTGTACCTTATCCTTTCCGCCTGTGTACTTCTTACTGTAATTCTTATATAAGTCTAGTAAGTAGGTTAGACTATAGGGTAGCTCTGTGTGACTACTAAAAGCGATTGATTCACGGTTAGCGTATAAGTTAGCTGTTAGAATTAATATAGATTGAACTAGGGGAGGCGGTAATGTAGTCCTCCCACTAGCTTGTATGATATTTTCTAACTTATCGTCTATATGTCGTTCTACTGCTAATTCCGCTGCTTGTTCTAGGTCACATAGGTACTCATCGTCTTCATGAAAGCTAGAGTCTATGTTAAGATGTTTTTTTAGTTGCTGTAAGTTTACGTACATATAGAAACAATGTTAACTATTTAGACTGCGAACGTACCGTACTGGAATGTCTCTCTGATAATCGCTACATCAAAGTATGCGTTAACTACTAAGCGAATCATACCATTAACCGCCTGTGTGTAGTTATCGACAACAATATCCCAACCGCCCCAGCTACCGATAGCCAAGTTAGAGAAATCACCTACTACAAAGGTCTTAGTCTCTACATTTGATGTACTAAATACAGGTGTACCGTCCAATGTGCCATCAGTATAAGCAAGCTGGGCTGTACCTCTAGAACCCTTCATCATGTTTCTAAAACTAGCACGTGCAGAAGGTGAGGCAATATAAGAAATTCCACCCAATACATTAGCCTCTTCTACCTTAGCCTCAAGTCCTACCAAGCCCTCAAAATCTGTAACCTTAGTTGGGGTCTTACCGTTGAAGATACCTGCTGGGGTTGTAGCTGATTTAGCACCCTTGCCTAAGATAGTAGACTCAAGTTTAGAGTTAATAGCGTTAATCAAGTCCTGCCTAATTGCATTCTCAACACCGATAGATTCCTGTGCAAGTAACATCTTAGAAATATCAACGTATGCAGTAAGTCGCTTAGGTGTCAGTGTTACATTATTAAACAGTACATTGCCGTCTGTTGCTGCTGCTGTCTCACCTGCCCATCCTACATTAGAGCCTGTCATTACTGGAATCTGTGCGTTATTAGTCAAGCCTGTATAGAACTTTGCACCTGCCTGTACTAGGACATTCTTTGCACGGAGAGGCTCGATAATATCGTATAAGTCTGTTGCTACTACATCTACACCCTCACTAGCTACTGAAACTGCCGCACGTGTTTCCATGGTAGGGATATAAATCTGACCTACAGTATTAAGACCTGCTGCCCTCATTTCCTTCATACCCTCATTACAAACTGCTGCCGTTACATTATCGAGCTGTCTGTTTTCTGCTACATTTCTAATAGCCTTGAGTAAACTAAATCTCTGTTCTTTCATCGTATTAATATTAATATGTTTGTGTGTTCGTGCTGAGCGTGTTTCTTCTTTATCTTCACCCTCAACATCGTTATCTTTGTCCTTATCCTCGTCTACTACTTCCTCATCAGACTTCTCTACAGTCTCATCTACCTGTACTTCTTTCTCGTCCTCTGTGTCAGTGTGTTTCTTTTCTACTTCTTCCTGTGTTGGTACTTCTTCTTTCTGTACCTCATCAGTCTTCTCTACAGTCTCTTCCTGTACTTCTTTCTCTTTCTCGTCCTGCATTTCTCTTAGTTGGTTAAGTTTATCTAGTGTTCTCTGACTAACTGAGGTACTACTATAGGCAGGAGTCCAAACTGGGGAGACATCATGTAAACTATCAATCTTAAGTATCTCCCTGTATTGCCGTCCGTCTGTTCCTGTCGTCCATACCTCGCTACCTTCATCTGTGCTAACTGTAAAAGCGAAACTGCTACTATCAATGTCACCACGTCTAAGGTATTCTAGTAATGAGTTGCCTATGTCAGTATTTGGGGCTTGAAATGTATATTTAAGTCCTTGTTCATCTAGCTGTAATTGTAAGCTACCTGTACCATACTTAGACCTAGCTAGTACTTTGTCTTGGTCATGGTTAAATAGGCAAAATACATCAGACCTCATTAGTACTTCCTCAGTGATTGCAGCAGGGTTAATAGTCTCATAAAATCCTAGGTCTTCACTTTGGCTGTTAAAAACTACTGCATAACCTTCTACTGTTCTACTGTCTTGACTTACTACTGGGGTACTATTGGTTGCTCGTATTTCTATGTTGTTATCCTTCCTCATCTGTACTACTTGTTAGGTTTGTCTTACTTACATCATTATAGGCTAGGTTGTGACTGTCTCCATTCTCAACTGGATTATAACCTAGTTGTCTTCTAACTTCATTGATACTAAGTACACCCATACTTAGAAGACTGTTATAGTACCCTGCTAATTCTGCCTTGTTCGTTCTCAGTATTGCAGTTTCATCTAAGCCTAATTCTAATCCTGTACCACCTGTTAGTTTCCTGTTCAGTTCTTCCTCCAACATGATAATGTAACTTGATAATGTATAGGTTAGGAACTGTAAGTTAGATTCACCAACACTACTATAACTACTCTTGCTTAAGTCGCCTAGTAGTACAGGGCTGATATTAAAGAAACGTGCAATATCAACTACACTAAAATTTCTAGACTCTAACATCTGAGCATCTGAGCCGTTAATACTGATAGGCTGATAATCCATATTTACAGGCAGCACTACTACACCGCCTCCTTGATTACCTTGCCCAAATGTAGACCGCCAATTTGTAGATATTGCCTGCTTTTGTTCCTCACTTAGATTACTGTGTACCTTGATAATACCGTTTAAGTTGCAGCCATTACTAAAAAAATTCTCTGCTACCTGTTCTGTTTGCTGTGCGATATTGAGACTTCTAGCTGCATGACTAAGGACACTAATACCTTGTACACCGTCATAAGAGTACCTAAGAAAATGTAGAATCTCACTAGGTTGTATCTGTCTAGCCCCTATGTATGAACAGGTATAGTAAAGGGTGTTATCTTCCTTCCTATAAATACACTGTACATCATCAGCTGGTAAGTATCTAAGTCCTACTACATCCTTACCTTTTTTCTCAATCAGTACATAAGCGTTACCTTTTAATAAGACTGACTGTACTATATTCTTAAGTAGGGTATAGCGTGTCATCCTATTGTTAGTAAAGATGTCATAAAGTGGGTGTTTGTCTAGTAGGTCTGTTCCCTTTGTATTCTTTGCCTTGACTTGAATAGGTAGGGTAGCAATTGAATCACTAATAAGGTTAACTGCTGAGTAGACCGCACTAAGACTCATAGCACTGCCAGACTGATAACCAAAGCCCCATCCTAGACTTTCTGATAAGTTAGGGTTATAAAAGGGTTGGCCTCGTTTTTCCGGCTTGTCCCTACTTATATTTAATCCTAGTATTTTCATAGTTAAAAATTAAATCCTGTTATTTCGTTATTATATCGTGGCTGTTCTAAATATTTACCTAGTGCGTTAAGAGTTGAGTGTACACCGTCTATCTTTTTCTCGGAGTTATTGTTTATTTTAGTAGGCTTAATATTACCGTTACTGTCTTCCATAATTTCACAATTACCAAACATCCAACTAGTTATTAAGTTTTTATCTAGCTTGAGTGTTCCATTACGTGCTATCATTTCCAAGTGCCTAGTAGGTCTGTTCATGCTGCCTACTGTTTGGCTGTATGGTTGGCAGTTAAATCCTAGTTCAGTTAACTTAATAATTGCCATAGTACTCTGCCACTGGTCATAAGATATACACTCAATAGGTATAGTCTTGTTAATAGCCTGTATGTCTTCAATTACCCTGTTATAATCTACTACATTACCTTCTGTGATATTTAGATAACCTAGTCCTTGCCAAAATTTATACTTATCCCTGTTGCTACTCTCACTTAGGGCAGACTGTGGCAAGTAGTACCAAGACTTAGAGTAGATTGTATTGTCGGTTGGTATTACTAAGGTCATTGCTGTTATATCTGAGGTACTACTAAGGTCTAATCCTAAGTAGCCTGTACACCCTTGAAATTTTGGGTCTTGAAGGTCTATAGGTGTCATTGAGTCCTGTATATATCTACTAGGAATCCACTCACCCCTTTCATTACTACACCAGATATTCATTAACTTAGTCTTATAGTTAGTGAGTAATAAAGGGCTATTCTTTGCTTTCCTTAGTTCAGATTGTAAGTAAGACTCAGTAACAGTAATATTTAGATTTGGTTGACACTTTACCCAGTTCTTAGGGTCTTCTATGTCGTCTTCCTTGTCTAGGGTATAGATAGCACAAAACACACTATCATCTTCTGCTTTGCCTTCCAAGATGTTTATAAATGTACTTCTAAGTTGAAAACATGGATTACTTTGGTCAAACCCAGCCGTTGTTATATAAAGCATTACTGGGGACTGTCGCATTCCGACGCTGGAGGTGAGGACATTTGCAGTATTATTAGATTTTGCTGCATGATACTCATCTAGAACAAAGCTAGAGCAATTGAGACCGTCCAATTTGTCCGCATCTGAACTAACAACCTTCATAGTAGACTTGGTAAGGGGAAACTTAATAGAATCCCTGTAATAATTAAAAAACTTACCCTTCTTGTCTATGCTACTAATAAAGTTCTTAGACATCGTGAAAGCGAGTTGGGCCTGAGCGTAACTATTGGCTGCGAAAATTACTTGTGCCTCATTTTCACCGTCTGCTATGAGGTGATATAACATAAGGCCTGCTGCTAGTGTTGATTTTCCGCACTTCCTAGCTACCTCTATATAGACCTCTCTAACGACTCTAGTATTATCTGAACACCACTTAAAGCCGTATATACTAGCTACTACCCATTTCTGCCATTCTTGCAATACTAGGGGTTTGCCTGCAAATTTACCTGTAGACTGTGGTAGCTTTTGTAAGAAATTAACTACCTTATCAACTGCCTTAGAATCAAAGTACCTATCTTCTTTGTCAAACCAGCTTAAGTATCTAGAACAAGCAAGACGAACATACTCACACGCTACTACCTTACCGCCTAAAACATCCCTTGCATAAGATTTGTACTTCTCATCTATCATAGTGTTATCCTAGTATTAAAGGGTCTGGGTAATTCTGTTTATAGTCGTATGCTAGTACTTCCTCCCTATTAGTAAGTCTTTTAACGGCCTCTATATGAGTTTCTGTACAGTTCAAGCAGTCAGTAGCGTATATTTCAATAAGTCCTAATAGTTGCCTCCATTGGGCCAAAGGATAGGTAAATGTGTGACCGTGATAAATTTTAGTCATCGTCTCCTTACCTAGTTGTTCATGTGCTATGAGTGCTGCATATAAAATACACCTTTCCTGTTTATCTAGCCACATCTTAAGACTGCCAACTGTGAAACTATTAATCTCATCTGAACTGTCGTAATATCGTATGTCATTAATCTTCTGTACTATAGCAGCCTGTAGTAGTTCTTCCTCAGTTGGCTCTTTGTGTTCCTCCTCTACTATATCTTCTTGTTGGTCAGTAGTTGGGGTTTCTTCTACTACTTGCCATCCTGCTTGTACTAGTTCTTCCTCAGTTGGGTTAATGATTGTATTTCCGTCTAATTCTATGTAACCGTTATATAGGTGTCCTTCTTTAATATATTTCTTCATACCTTATAATGATTGACTACCAAACTCTAATACCGTACCTAAGATAGTAACAGTGTAGATATGATTTGGTAAGATAATAAATGTACGTGGTAGTTTGATATTAGAAGGTAGACTAATTCTAGGTGCTGTACTTCCTGTCTTAAAACTAAATCCGTACTCATCTAGGAAAGGACTGTTAGGGGCTGGCTGTAGGGTAATATTAAGACTTTCTACCACTTCCCACACATGAAACTCACCGCTCCTAATCGTAACTGTAGTGTCTGTTGGGTTTGTATGTCTTACTTCCTTACTTCTGCCGTCTACACCGTCCCTACCGTCCTGTCCTTTCACATATAGGCTAGTCTTCTTTGTAGTTCCTGTTGTTCTGTCGTAATTATATACATAGTAATCACCACCAACATAAGGACATTTAGTAGTTAAGTCTGCCTGTATTTCTGTCAACCTACTATCAACCGTTCCTAGTTTCTGTGTTACCTTAGTATTTACATCCACCAACGCACTATCTACACTCTTGCCTAGTGTTGTTATAGTAGTAGAAAATGTAGTACCTAGTTCTTTAATTCTATTACTTGCACTATCTACCTGTTCCTGTGCTGACCTTGTTACCTTCTCTATACCTGCATCTATCTTCTCTGTTAACTTTCCGCTAACAGTATTTTCTATCCTTTCACTAACATTACCTAGGGTCTCAGTATCAGATACCTCTAAATCTGAGTCTATAAAGTATTCAGTGGTAATTAGTCTATCTAGTCCTGTGGTGGGATTATTTACCTTGTAGTTTAGAACACCTTTCCCCATATATTGAAGGTGAGGCCATGATAGAAACATATAACCCTCATCGTCTGTAGCTGTTAAGATAGTACCAAACTTAGGATTTACTGTAAAGAAAGTAACTTGTCCACCTTCTACGAATCCTTGGGGCTTAATTCTTAACTCGCTGCCCTTGTATAAATGTTCCATATTATCCTGCTGTTAGTTTAGTTATGAAATCCTCTGCACTAAGTTCCTGTTCCTTCTCTGGCTTATCCGCTATCTTACTACTTGCTAAGGGTGATAGTCCTAACTCTTTCACTACCTTTAATATCTGTATCTGATAGGCTGTTTGGATTTGTAGTAAGGGGTGTTTATTGGGGTTGCCGTATCTATCATTAATTAGTAGTCCATCCTTCTTAATTCTTTCCTTACACTGATAAAACATATCTAGTGACTCAGATAGTAAGGATAGGGCTGCTTTCCATTCATTCTTAACCTCCCCATACTCAGACTCAAGATATTTATAGGCGTTGTACATATATTCCTGTACTGACTCCCTAACATCTGGATATAAGGCCTGTATCTTTTTCTTTGTTATCATTGTTTTTCATGTATTCTTTGGTCATTAAACAGGTAGTGAGAAATTGCATAGAACATATTAACCGCATAACTATTACCTGCCTGTTTATATAATTGTGTGTCACTTACCCCTGCCTGTCTTGCGAGTTCTACATCAAGTCCAGTGAATCCTTGTAACTTAAATGACTCAGTAGGTGTAATTCTTCTAAGTGGCTCGGTGTGATAGTCTGGGTTAAGTTTCCTAGTACCTGTTTGTATATAATGATGTGTATAATAATTTCCCATTCCAGCCCTTCTATCAGATTTACAGGTTAAGGTCGCTGCAATGGGTCTATCAAATTTTGGCTTAGTTGTGTAGGTTGTATTTTCTCCCAACAGATAAGCCCTGTATGTTGGACTAGTTGAGGTGTTATACTTGCTATCTACCTTCTTATCTAGAATGTCCAATACCTCAGACTGATTATTTATGCTCCAATCCTTCCTATAGTCCCTGTTAAATACGTCCCTTACCTTCGTTGATGTAAAGGAAAAGTTAGGCAGGTCTAAGGTGGTAGCAAAAATAATAAGCCTGTTTCTATTCTGTGCTAACTTAAAATCTGCTGCATTGAATAAGTCGTAATATACAGTGTAGCCAAGACTAGTTAGGCTTGCTTGGATTGTCCTAAATGTGTTACCCTTGTCATGTGTTAATAGTCCCCTTACATTCTCTAAGAGTACAAAAGGGATAGGCTTGTACTGTTTCTTCTTGACTTCTAGGATGTGTACTATCTCATTGTATAGCGTTCCTCTAGGGTCTTGAAATCCTGCCCTCTTGCCTGCACTACTAAAAGTCTGACATGGAAAGCCACCAGTTAAAATATCTATGTCTAAGTTCCTTGTTATGTAGTCCTTAGTTTGATTCCATGCTATTAAGTCACCCATTGCTAAACTATACTTACTGCTTGGGTGTATTGCTTGATAGGTCTTCACTGCGTGCTTATCTATCTCACTGTAGGCTATGGTTGGAATCTCTAGGCCACTATCAATGTATAATAGTTCTGCTGCCCTACTAAACCCACCAATACCTGCAAATAATTCTAAGTGATTTAGTCTTTTCATATTCTTTCAATTATTACACGCTGATATATAGCTTTCCCCTTTAGTATAGGTCTAATTGTATCTACTACCTTAAACTGACTGCTACAGTGCTTAATCATAAAATTAATAGGTACACCCATCTTACCTTTATAGTCGCTTGGGATGTCCTTTACTTTATTCACATTGATAGCTGGATAGTTGTCATATATTGGATATTTAACTGTAGTATAATTCTCTGTTAATTCAAGTTTTTGCCTAGTCACTGGAAAGGTAGTAAACCATGGCATAGTACATAGACTTACTTCTGTACCGTCTGGGGTTATAAATCTGCTTAATGTAGTGTGACCTGTTCTAATCTGTCCTCCCTTAAACATTGGAAAGATACTTTTATAAGTCACTGCATTTATACTCCCAACTATTATAAAATCTTTATCCTTGATTGTATCTATAAAGTCTCTAAACAGGCTAAAGGGTGGGTTTGTAATTACTATATCCGCATCCTTTAATATTGCCTTGCTAGTTGGACTACTATAGCTACCGTCTCCACTTACTGCTGTCTTTATAGTTTGTCCGTTTATGTAGTCTAGCTTATATGTACCGTTCGGATCGTAATGAGTAGCTGTAAGTCCCTTTAATCCAAGCCTCTTATAATTTGTAGTTAAGTAAGTCCAAAACATACTAGCCTCACTATCGCAATTACAGTACACCTTCTTTCCTTTTAGGTATGGACTGTAATATACTAGCTCCTTCTCTATGTCTTCTAGCCTTGTGTAGTACTCGTCATTCTTAGCTACCTTAGATTGATTAAAGTGTGTATTACTCATTATACAATTTTTCTAGTAGATTTAATGAACGCTTAACCAGCTCACACTTTTCACGGTGGTAGTCGTCTGTGGGTAAGTCGTCTGTCATGTAGGAACGACTCGCAAACATTATATACCTCATTCGCTTATCTAACATATCACGTACACCTATTCTATATGCTAAGATGTAGATATGATAGCCTGCTCTTTCTAAGTTTGTTAATGTCTGTCCTGCTTGTTCCTCCTTACCTGTTAACATATCTAAGCTGGGTAAGTACTGTATATCCTCTCCCCCTAGTTCAGTATCTAAGTGGGGTGTAGTATGGTCTGTTATGTCGCCTAGGTATAAAAATTCTAGTTCACCTCTACTACTCTTACATCCATTATAATAAGTCCAAACACCATCTACTAGGTTTAATATTGGTCTCTTATAGTCTAGTCTCAAAATATCTAATACTTCGTCTAATGTTCTTGTCATAATCTCAAAATGTGTTAAAAATTACCCTCCCGTGTGCAAATAAAACTGGGGTGGGGTAAAACGTTGATAGTCAAATAGTTAGATAGGGGCGGGGGTATAAAGTGCTTAAAATCAAACTGTTACACTTTACTCTCTACCTCACCCCTACTAATAACTAATATTATCATCTGACTTTATACTTCAAACCTAGTACTGTAAGTCTTCCCCTACATTATTACTAGGCGTTGTGTTATTCTTCTTTGGGTTGTGCTTTTTATTGTGGCACTCTCTGCATAAACACTGTAAGTTACTATAATCAAAAGCAAGCCTATAACGTTCTACAGGGTCATTGGTAGACATAAAACTAATTAAGTGGTGTACATCCTGACTAGTTCTTATTATACCTAGCTTAATACATTCCTCGCATAGTGGCTTATCTCTCATCTTAGTTTCTCTTAGATGTTTCCATGTCGTGCTACAATATATTGCCTGTCGCTCTGCTTTTCGTTTGGCACTGTAAGAATCTTTGTTTGTATTCTTAGGTGGCCTGTATATTGTTGGCATAGTTTATTAGTGTTTAGTTATCAGTCTGTATTAGTAAAGTGGTAAGGGCTAATATCACTACTAACCCCTACCTAATTATGACAATAAACTATTACAGATTGAAAACAATTTCTTTCTTACTTATTAGGATTCTAGGGCTTCTTAACTGCACTTTTTACACACTAGAACACCCTATAGTCTAACCAGCTTTTATTAGGTAGTTGTCGTCTTTCTGTTTGCTGCTTAAACCTTTCTAGTACTTCCTCCTTTGTTAGTTCCTGTACCTCATTGTCTAGGGTTGCACGTTCTATCTCTACACCCTTCTTATCTAATACTGACTTCTCTATATTCTTCTTCATTGCTACTGTCCTCCTATTTAATTTAGATTACTTTGTCCTTGTCCTTAGGTGACTTTATTTTTCGCATTACTGTATATAATAGGTATCTTATATATACCTATACAGATACATAGACGGACATTGTACTTACTTACGTATAAAACACGTAAGTACAATTCCCTTATTATAGATGGCGCGCGCCTCGGCCGCTCGCCTAACTGATTGATAGTTAAGTAATTAGCCAAGCGCACACCTCCCTGATTTGTCCTTATATCTGCAAAGCCCCTTAAAATACTGTACCTGTGGCTGCAAATACTGTCCTTATTTCTGCGAATAGATTACTGCTACTGTACCTGTGGCTGCAAATACTGTCCTTATTTCTGCAAATAGATTACTGCTACTGTACCTGTGATTGCAAATACTACATCTTAAAGTTTGACCAATCTAAGGCATTTAGACACTCTCTAATCTTTCTATTATCTTCTGCCTCATCTTCTCCTGTAATTCCCATAGCTCTAAGCATTGGGTCAGTAGCGTAATGTGCATATCTACCAGCTGCCTTAGGTTTCTGCATGATTGGTTCTATTGGCTTTTCTACTTCTACTTCTTTAATTGGCCTATAAAATTTCTCATTACTTTCCCCTGTTAATGTGTAGTTACTAATCCTTGGTTGGTTTCTAGTCTGCCCTGTTACATTCTCTAGCGCATCATAGAATTTACCTAGGCTCTCATTTGGTTCTGCTACTACTTCAACTTCCTCACCGTCTTCACTAGGCTCAACTGGTTTATCTAGGTCTTTACTATCTTGCTGTTGTGTAGGTAGGTCGTCTTCTTTTACCAAGTCACCGAACACCTCCCTACAAAGTCTATCACTATACATTTTCCTTTCTAGTTCTTCCTCTTCCTTTGTCCTATACATTCTAGGTTCTGTAGTTAGTGTAGGTTCATGTGTAGCCGTTGGTTGGGTAGTTGTGTGTTCAGTCCCCCTTAGTTCCTTTAGTGTTGCTGCCATCTTATCTTTACCAATCTTAAAGCCCATTGCACTAAGTTTCTCAATATTGGCACGTACACTTAGGTTAGGGTCTACATAGCTTACAAAATCCCCACCTGTACTTATCCCCTTATCTTTGCAGTAGTTGTATAAGGTTCTCTCACTAATCTCTATCCCACATTCTGCAAAACCTTCTAAGTTCTTTTGTAGGCTTAGTTTCTCATCGTAAATCTTCTCAATCAGTGCATAATTTACAGTCTTCATAATTTATCTCTCCTTTTGTTTTGTGTCCCTTCCCTTTTATTATTATTTAGGGTTGGGACGGGTTAAATTTATTGTACAACTTGTTACTCTTTAAGGCTGTCTACCGTTCATTGTTTTACTTAATGAACTCTCCTTTAATAGTTTCTGTACCTTATTTAGTCCAATCTTATAACCTTGTGCTTTCAGTAGTTCTAGGTTTTTACGACTGCTAAGGTTTGGGTCTATTAGTTTCTTAAAGTCTATCTTAGTGCTAATACCTCTATCTTTACAATATCTATAAAGGGTATCATCGCTTACCTCTACACCATTCTGTCTCAATACCTCTAAGTTCTCCTTTACTGTCAAGTCTGGATTATAATACAAGTCTATTAGGTGGTAGTTCCATTCCTTTGTACCTATTCTAATATCAGCCATCATCTTAGACCGTTCATATTTTCCATAGTACTTAGGATTTATCACAAGTTTTTTCTCGTGGTAGTCGTCCTTCATTGCTTTTCTAACTGCCTCCCTGCTTTCCTCGTATTCCGTTTGTAAGGTGTCTAATTCCTTCTTCATGGTCTTCCTAACAATACTAACAAGACAATCAATAGATAGGGTTTCATCTGAGTTATCAAAGAAACGTTCACGGTCAATGTACAAGTTATATAGTAGTTCTTCTGGGCTAGTATCATTCTTTATCAGTCGCCTCAGTCTACAATACCCGTTTAATTTTGCTCTTCTATGCTCACCGTCAACATACTTCACTGGCTTATCATTTTCCCATCTGTAGTAAAGTTGATAGTAACCGTGTCTTTCGCTAACTAATCTATACTTCTCACCGTCCTTAAAGTCTATCTGTGTTCTATAGTAGTATTCATAGACCTTACTGTACTTTGCGACAACTTGATTATAGCTTAGTAGTTTCATGTCCCCTACTAACTGCTTATCTAGGGTTATCTTTGTGTCTTCCTCCTCTTCCTGTACAAGTCTAAGTAGTTCATCAAAATATCCCCTTATATCTTTCAGCCCATACACATAACCACTAATATATGATTCTCCTTTCTGTGTTGTGCCGTTAAAATATTGGTCTCCCCTAGTACCGCACCTATCCTGTATTCTTTCTCCTGTTTCCTTTTCTATTTGGTTATGTAGTGCCTCAGATACTGCCTTATGTTCATTCCTTGCTAGTATCTTATCCATTACATACACCATTCTAAACTTTCTTTTTTCTGGTTTATCGCTGAATGTTGTATAGGTAAAGGTAGGCTGGCAGGATAACATACTAAGAAAAGCTGGTATATGTGTGTAGGCTGTCTCATCTATATCAATACTTACTACTTGGCTACCTTCCCAATAATCAGACCGCTTAACACATCTTTTCATATAGCCGTCCTTTTCTGTTGGCATGGTATAATACTGTTTTCCGCTACAGGTCTGAATAAATACCTTCTTACCTTCCTTGTACTTATAGAGTCCGCAAAATGTATAGCCGTTCATGATATAACTTAGTAGGTCAGTAACGCTTAATGTCGTCCTCTTAAATCTCATACTTTCAGTTATTCCTAGTTCAGCCATCTTAGGTTTATCATTCATAACTGCACTAATAGCCTCTTCCTTACTGTTATACCCTTGCTTACTAAGGCTTACAGTTACATTAAAATCTTTGTCTTCCTTCATTTCTGTAATAGTTTAATAGTCCATTGTTCCCCTAGTCCACATTGAAGGGTAGTGTCTATGCAAGTATGGATTAGTCCTGCATAACTCGCTAGGGGATTGCTCATCTCGAATACTTACTCATTGATAGATTAAGTTCGTTGAGACTTTGAAGATGGAGAATAATTTTAATCGTTCATTGTTTTATCGTTCAATGTTTTACTTATTGAACTCTAATGAACTTTGTTATTCTAAGTGCTAGCCTTATTATCAGCCAGCTGTCATGTTTTTGTTAGTCTGTAGTTCCGTCAAGCGTTCAAAGTTTATCGTTCATTGTTTTACTTATTGAACTTTATTGAACTTACCTACTATCTGAGCAATCCTAGTAGTCCCAACTTTCCTAGACCTAACTGTGTCACCCTTTCCTAAAGTACTTGAAGAACTTAGGAGAGTATCTAATTTTGACTACCCAAAAAAGTACTTTAATTTTTAGTTGCAGTGTCTTTCAACTTTTGACCCTCTTTATTTAATGTAGCGTGGTCACCGTTTAATATAAAATTAAACTTCTACCTTCATAACGTCCTTGTGTAGCCCTAGCCTTATTGAAAAGTAGTGCCTAGGTGGTTTTAATCCTCCTTACACACTAGGGCCTTTCTATACCTGCACTTTTGTTGATGGCGTGCATTATTAACTGTTTTAAGGAGTAGTATAGTAGTTGAATATGGAGGTTTTTTGTTTTAACCCTACTATACTAACCCTGTCTTTTATAAGTTGCCCTATAAAAAACCTGTCATTGCTAGAGGCTGGGCAGACAACCATATCCTAGCTTTACTGTTTGTCACTCTAAGCCGTTATCTATCATCACTGACCGACAACCCACTTAGTCAGCACGTACTATATCGACACGAACACCCACTACTCACCTTGCTCAGTACTGTTTTTAGACCTTGTCGAGGGGATTATTTCGACTTGAGCCTATACAGTGGTTTTCCGTGTGTCGTCCTTTTCCGTGCTTAGACTTGGGTAGTAAAGTTCATAGTTTTACACATGAACTCACCTTCCTACCCTAAAAAATAAATTAACAAACGCCGCCTTTTTGCGTTTTGAAATTAGAGAGTTCCTAGTGTCTTATCGAAAAGTAGTGACCCGATCCGCCACGCACTAGGATTTATTATATTAATTATCACTAACTATCTTATACCCATTTAGTCGCTTTATTACACCCTTGCAACAGAGTATTACATAATCTATACTTTTAATAGGTAGTCTAAGCCCCTGTATTACATCTAGTTCAGTCTCATATCTACCTACTTCATTATTCCAACTGTCAAATACGATATACTTTTTCATGATGTTTACTGTTTAATTCTGTCCTGTGTCTTACTTTTATCATACGCCTTAGACTTCAATACTAAGACCTTTTGGAATTGTGCTTGTTGTGCCTCTTGTCTAGCTTTAATCTGTTCACATCGCATATTAATTCCTGCTCCAATTACCAATAGAACACCGCCTACTATACTTAATACCTTGTTACTCCTCATAGTTTATCCTGCTAGTTAATAGTTTTTAGTTAGTATATCTCCATCCAAACCTACCAGCTGACTTATATATACCTCTAGCTGCTCTAGATATAGTATCGTAGTTTATCCCTGTAACCCTTGTAGCTATTGTAGTACTTGGATAGGTTTTTATTATTAATCCAGTACTTAAGTCAATTTGTACTATAGGTTTACTCATACTTTTGCTAATCCTCTCATTACGTTTACCGTAGTTCGAATTATCCCTATGACTAACCCATTCTAAGTTATCTAGATTATTGTTAGCCTTAATCTCGTCTTTGTGGTTTACTTCTGGCAACTTGTTTGGATTTGGTATAAAGGCTTGCGCTACTAATCGGTGTATGTAGCGGTTCTTTACAGCCCCATTCTTATGTAAACCTACAAACAAGTAACCTCGTCTATTATTTTTAGGTTTTAGAATCTTACCTGTTTTTACGTTCCTAACATTACCCTCACTACTTACCTCATACAATCCCTCATAACCTACTACAGGTTTCCAAGTCTCTTTAGTATTATTCATTTCTGTTCGTGTTTTTTCCTATCCTGCCAGTGGGACAAAAATAGGCCTATTTATAATTTAATGTCATTGTTACTATTACGCACATACGCACGTATGTACACCTATAAGGGATTAAGCCATTTTTGGGGTAAAAATCGGGGGGCAACTTTAGGCGGTGGGGGTTAAAGGTTGCGTTTTTCATGGTTTTCCTGCCCCACATACCCCCATATCCCCCACCCCCTACATAATCCGCTCTAATTTCCCTTCAATATTACATAACACACTGAATATCAACCCCATACTATACCAACCCTTCCTAAGCCTGTGTTTTTCTGTATCTCCCTGTGTTCCAATGAGTTAAGGCAAAATAAAAGCAGACATACATTTAACTGTACATCTGCTCACTTCCTAGGTCTGGTTGGGTGGGTTAACTTCCCTGTATTATGTCTCTGATTGTCAATAACCTACTCAACATCTTATCAGTCCTCACAACTATATCCCCCACTTTATTTATAGAGTCTGGGTTAAGTTTCTGATAATATCCAATCAGTGCCTCTATACTTATATCATTATCTATCAACCACTTAGCAATATCACCTAACCTTCCCTTACTGTTTCCAATCTTTCCCAACAGTCTATCATAATCTACAGCCTCTTTATGTTTAGGTTGTACTGTATTATATTGGGTGGGTGGGTTTTGTATAGCCCCAACTTTCACCAACTCCTCACCCACCATCCTAGCTTTGTCTGTGCTTGTTAGGTGGCTGTAGATAGTTTTAATCATATTATCGTCAGTATGGCCTGTTAGGTAGCATAGTTTATCTGGGCTTACACCTTCATTTAGTTTCTGGGTTATAAATGTATGTCTAGCACAATGAGAAGATATTTTAAGGTAGGCTGGTTCTGTTACTTCTTTGTCCTGTGCGTTTCTGTAGGTTATCTCTCTATCTATCCCTGCTAGCTTTGCCAACATCTTAATAGCATAATTATAGTAGCTGTTATTATTATCTAACTTAGCTACATCTATTAGAAACTTAACCCTACTATACTTGCCTATAAATGTTCTAATATACTCATCTTCTACTATAAGCGCACATTCCTTACCTTGGCTCTTCTTTGTCTTTAGTTCATAATAGCACTGTCCTTCTACCTCAACCTGTTTAACCTTATCTGTTGGCTGTCCTACAATATATAATAAGTACTGTGCTAGGTCGCTTACTCGTTGTCCTGTTCTGCACTGTAAGACAAATATATCCCTGTACTCGCTTAATAACCTACCCCTAAGACTTAGTGGGTACTTTGGGTTAATACTGCCGTCTTCCTGTCTAGGTAGGATAGTTTTTAGGTCGTACTTCTCAGCTGGGGCAAAGTCTAGTTTTTCTATAGCCTGTACCTCCTCTAAGGTCAGTGCAAATCTACCTTTATCTGGTCTACTGTCCTTCTTCTTATTGTACTGTAGGCCTCCGCTAATGTTGAACTTTAGATAGGGTTCTTCAATCGCTAAGACTTTATTTACAAGCCTAACAATCATTTCACACTTTGCATTAATCATAGCCTTACTCTCTCCCTTCTCAGTGAGGTATCTAGTATAAGCGTTTAATCCGCTCTGCTTAAATACTTCCAAACTATCCAAGTTCTTAACTTTTAAGTACTCTAGATAACTATTAAGCCTAGATATATAGGTCTTTCTAGTATCAGTGTCTTTAGGGTATAAATAATAAAAAGCACTCTCTATTAAGTCTGCTGCTGTTTTTCCCATTCCTACCAAAAATTTACTAAGTGAGTTAAAATTTAATTCTGCTACTTCTTTAGTGCAAATATAGTCTAAATATTCTGAAATCTTACCTTTTATTTCATTTATCTTCTCATTGGCTATTTGATTGTTATAGTTATCTAGCTTACTTTGTAGGTTACTAATAATTGCTAATTGATAGGTTTTATCCCACTGACTAGCCAACACTTTAACTCCTAACGGTATTTTGTGCTGCTTACTATTTATTCTAGTGATACAGTACAGGGTGGTAGGCTTAGTTGCCCTGCGGTCTCTAAGTACAAAAGAAACACCTAAATTTACTTGTTTGTTGATACTACACATAACTACTAGTTCTTAATACAGTTATTAAAACGGTTCATAATTTCGTGGATAATACCCTAAATCAAGCCTAAAATTTACATAGTACATCTTAACCGATATTACCGCTAGTTTTTACATAACTATCTGACTAGTAACTATATATAACCAAATAAGGACTACTTCCCAGTAGCCCCTATTTATAATACAAAAACATTATGAAATAATTTATTTCGCGAACAAGATTATCATTTAATAATTCTGGC